TGACGGGCATATAACGCGGGAAAGGCGAGGACAATGTCACGCTTGGTGGGCATGACTCCAAGCTCGAGAACCCACGCTTTGTACCGCTCCCAATCGGTTCGTTTTCCTTGCTTGGGGAGGTCTCCATACTCCTCGTAATTACCATCTTTCTTGCAGTAATCGGAAGCTTGCTTAGGTGTGCCACGAGAAGATTCAAGATGAGCACGATCACTGATTTTTGCTTTCGCAGAACGAAGAGCAATAGCGTTCTTAAAGAATATGTACCCTTGTAAGTGGGGCGTGCCATTGTCACCAATTTCACGGCCAAACACTAAATAGGCGCATTCCTCAGCTAAAGCACGCAAACGTGCTTCGTCTTCCAACACGTAGTTGTTGAGGGTGAAACACCAAGAGCGGGAGCGCGACATGTTATTTTATGACACGTAAGTGACCAGGGTAATACTGACCTGGTCACAAAAAAATGGATTACGTGATTAGTGGCATCAAGTTTGCAGATCGGTTCGGCAATTATAAACTTGCCGCCGTATACGCATACGAAACATATCGAGGCTACAAGAAGCTCGACGAACAATACCCAGGATTGTGGGAACACAGAGGAAGTCCGAATAGATATTGGAGCTTTAGAGATGGGGTTCCGAGGTACCATGAGACGAAGGCGACGCCGATACCCAAAAGGGCGTATAATGAAAGCGGTCGCCCAGCGAAAAAACGCGCGCGGACCATGTAGAACGATCCGTGTATATACAACGGGGACATCAGATTCAAAAATGTATTTATTCAATGCGAATAATCTTTATCTTTGGAATCTAACACAGATACCACGAGGAACTGAAATTAACAACCGAACACGCGATGTTGTTAACATTAGTGGCATCAAGTTACGATGGTTTTTCAAAAACACATTCAATACGTTTTCACAAACGAATTTCGGAGTTGCCACGTATCCAATTGTCGTTAACATGGCGATTCTAAATAGAAAAGCATACTCTGATGCAATGACAGACGAATTTTTTCGATGTCCCGGAAGAGCTGAACGGTCATTGGCATTTGCAGACGCATCACTATCAGGATGGGACAGAGCATGGCTGCCCTTAAATGCTGATAAATTTAACATAGTGTACCATAGACGATTCAGTTTGTCAGTTGCAAGTAATAGCAACGGATACTCGGCCGGCGCGCAAAACTGTTTCAAACGTATGGCACGATATATCAAAATCAATAGACAGTTCCGTTACCGTGACGAAAGTTCCACTTCATCACAAGACGAATTATATCTGGTTGTGTGGTTCGCAGCACCCGACGACACAAATCCAGTCCAAATTGAGGACGTAGCAGCAGTTGCAGCAGAAACAACAGTATATTTCCGTAATCCAACAACATAATGCCGCCTTACAGGCCACCGATGAATTACAGGATAAGGCGTCGTACCGTATACGGTAACGCAACGCAAAGACGTAGAGCACTAAGACAGTTAACAATGGACTATTATATGTTACGTAGACACATCATGCGTACAGGAAGACCAGCTGGCTTCCGCAGAGTCAATGTGCGAGGATAGTTGGGACTTGTGCCTCCGCTCGCCGGGCTTCGCCCTAATGCTCGCTCCGCTTTAATGTTGGTAGAGGTTCGTTACGCAAAGTTAAGACTAAGGGGTGAGACCAGGCCCACCCACCACCCCTGATGGAACCCGTATCACCTTGTACCGATCAGTTGAGAGTGCATTCATGTCCGGTTCCTCGTTCGTGAATACATAAACATGAGGGACAGACTTCAAAATCTTGAAGGAGGACTCGTACTTGGGACTGAAGATCATCCGATCCTTCATACTCTCCAGCACCGAATATTGAAGATACTGAATCTGACCACGTGGTATATCAAATAAAAATATAGTTTTCTCAATGTTAATAGCATATGCCAAATCATCTCTTTTTCCAATACGGAATACTTGTGTCTCCAAAGGAAAATTAGTAAGACACCACTTGCAAAACCAAGACTTACCCGAATTACCAGTCGGATCTACAACGAAGTTGATTCGTCGATCGTGGGCGGCGCCTGAAACATCGGCCGCGGCGTTGGCCTGCCAACCAAATCGGGGTGTGCCCTCGGTAAGCCTAACACTGGGGAGGAGGGCCTCTGCGTAGTCGAGACAGGCTCTGTAGTGACGGGCATATAACGCGGGAAAGGCGAGGACAATGTCACGCTTGGTGGGCATGACTCCAAGCTCGAGAACCCACGCTTTGTACCGCTCCCAATCGGTTCGTTTTCCTTGCTTGGGGAGGT